AGAGGGGTTGATCTGATGCCATCGTCTGAATTAGGGAAATGGCAAGGGATCCGGGCCTGGATTGAAGAAGTAGGAGAATATCTTGAGCTTGATGAAGGCGATAATACGGACAGGACATAAGGTCTGGAAACCGGGAATGGCAGCAGATTTTAAAAGGGGCAAATTATGAAAGATATGAAAGAACTTGTGTGTAGTTGGGATTCGGAGTGTGGATGTTCCATACAGCATATTCAACAAGAAATCCGAACAATTCAACAACGACATGGCCTCCGTGCTTATGACGGCTACATCACCACTTTTGAAAACGATCATGGGACCATCTTTATGGTGTTTTCATGGGGATGGATAACCCAGGAAGAGGCGAAAGTCTTTGTGAGCTCTTACTTGTCAAAATATTGTAGTTTCATGAGGAAAGTTTAGTGAGCGTCAACTTGATTTATTTCAGGACGAAATTAAATTTTAATTTATTTTTACTTGATTTTTTGAAGGGGACTTGCTATGCTTAGTATGCATTACATAAAAGCTGTGAGAAAGGCAGCTATAAAACGAATCCAACAACGGGAGAAGGCTATGGACGATAAAGAAGTACATCGCAAAATCACTGGATTACAAGCAGAACAGGTCGCGCAAAATCAAAAAAATATAGATGGTTACTGCGACTTAAGGAATGTAATTATCTCTTTTAAGCGTGACCGCCCTAATGACAGAAGTGAGCTTGATCGGGTGTATGCTGTAACTATCACAGAGTTAGAAAAGGCTCTGGGATATTTCTATTATGCGGGACGTGTCAGGGTAGACTTGGATATAGAGGACAAATATTATGAGCGACAACAAGAAGTATGATATACATATTGAGTATCCGATTGAAGAAATAGACCGGGAAAACAGCATTGATATTCCGGTTGAAGGGGATTTGCAGGCAGCACAGGACATATGCGATGGGCTCGATGAGATGTTTCCTGACAACCGCCATACAGTCAAGGAACGCACGGAGGATGCATGAGCCAGGAAAAGAGATGGGAAACCCTGAAATTCATTCTGAAGGCGATGTTGTATATGGAAACAGATCCCCAGATAACGCGGTTGTATAAGTTTATACTGGAATACATGGAAAAACTAGAACGCGATTAGTGTCCGATAAACGACATTATGTTGCCTTGAATTAAAGACCTAATTAGTCCAGAATATGTTTAAGAAAAAGAACAACGAGAAACAATATTACCGTGAATACATGAGAGAATATCGTAAAGTCGGAAAAGGAAAGAAGGACTATCAAAGACGAAATGAAAAGATGACTGCTTATCGAAATGTAATGAAGCTAAGGGCTATTCATTACAAGGGTTCGGTTTGTGCCTTGTGTCAGCAGTCATTTGATCCAGTGTGCTTTGATTTTCATCACATAGAGCCAGGAACAAAAGAAATAGCGATTGCATCAATCCTACATAAACCCTGGAAGAAAATTAAACAAGAAATTGATAAATGTATTATAGTATGCTCTAACTGCCATAGAATTTTGCATAAAGAAGATGCGTATAGTCATCTATCAAAAGAAGACAATGGATCGATCACCCTTGATGATATACAAATAAGCTTTTGGTAAACTTATGTTAACTTGACTATTTGGAGTAAAATAGTCTAATTAAAAGAGGTGGTAGTATGGGATCTGGAAATTATCCGGTGAAAAAATGGAATAAAAAAGAACGGGAATTGTTAGATCAGGCAATTAAAAATATTGATGAAGTGCTCGTTTCTTTGCCTGCTGACGATAATCAATATGATAATGCTGAACAAGACGGAGCATATCGATACCGTCTTGAATTAGCACAAGATCTTATTAATGAATGCATGGAGTGAGAATGAAGAAACAAATTGTCTCAATGGATTTGGGAATGGGCTTTTTGGCGTGGAACGATTGAACGATTGAACGATTCAAGAGACAAGGAGGACGTATGACACAGGAAACCAAAGAAAAGTTTGTTCAATATGTGCTGTCATATCCATCTATCCACTCTATTGGTGGGCAGCAGACGCTTGTTTATAGTGCTGGATTAGATAGGGATCTACAGCATCAAATACAATTTAACACAAATGCGATAACCTTCGTGACTCTTTTGTATTCTACATTAGCATCCTGGGGAACGATGGCCGATAATCGCAACCCATTTGCAGAAATCATTAAGGCTGTTATGCGTAGTGTAGGGCCAGACAAGCGAAAACAGGGGCAGTTGCTGCTTGATGAATTAGGAGAATCTCCTCTCTTTGATGCTCCTCCTTTTGAAGTGACAGTTGAGGGATTATCTCTTGAGCAGAAAATAGATCGGCTTCTTGCTATTCAAGAAATACTAGACATCAAGCTAGATCGGCTTTTTCAGCTTATAAGGGAGGGCATATGAAGAAGGTAGGTCGGAAAAAGGGACAGAGCGGAGCGCGAGTAAGGTATAATGGGAGGCGGGCGCGATACGGCCCGATCAGTGGAAGCATTGAGCAGTATAAAGCCCAGTGGGACTATCTCGACTCCCTGGCTCATATCTCAGGAGCCGGGAGTAAGGCGCTTTTACGAGGGTTGCAACTTCTTATGAATCTTGAGGATCTAGACCAACAGATGGAGATCTTATCATTAACACATAAAACCCATGAAATGGTCAGTCAAGTCCTTGATCTCGTAAGGCATGGGATTGTTTTAAATAGTGAGATAGGAGAGCATGATCTCAACGAGCAGGGACACGATAAGCTCCAGTCCCTAGTATCAAAAGTGTCGGAGTAAATTATGAATGAAATAGAGAAAGAACTTTTTCAAAAATTTCAAGAGATTGCAAAAACTGATCCGGTTGCTCAATCGGCGCTTTCTCAATTCATGGCGGGGTACGGCACATTACAAGAAATGTTCTTGCAGGTTTTGCTGATTTTCTACGAACAGAAACAACGATCTATAGCCATGATAGAAGGATATATAGAAAAGTATGCAACTCCTGAACCAATCAAAAAAGACCATGAAACAGCTAACTGCATATGAAGCTTTCATAAGGCTCAATAGCCTCTATGTACGCTTCCTCACAAAACCTCGGAAACGAGGGCGCATCATTCAGGAAATTGAGGAGATGACACGGATCATCTGTGAGGATGATAAGGTCTTACCCGGCCTCAAACAGCGGGCTAAAAATATGCTGAAATACTATCAGAATATGATGGAGAATGTATGAGTTTGATGATCGGCTATATTATTAAGATTATATTTTTGATTGTGTGGGCCTGGCTCATGCTTGTTTTTATGCGGTCAACAGGAAGAATATAGGAGAAGTGAATGATGACAGATTTTGAACGATTACGATCTACGTTTGCTACGCTGGGAATTCCTATTATTATCGACGATTACAAATTTCGGCATTACGATACAATTGAACTCGATATTATGGGATACCCTAATATATTTAGGATAAGTGAGAAGGGATTAACCTATACGGTTGAGGTGAGGTTTCATTTTCATCGGGCAACGAAAGCATTTAGCCATGTGGGTCTGGTGGGGGACTAAGCAATGCAACTGGAAAAAATAGAGGCAATAAAAGGGGCTCTTGTAAAGGCATTTCAAGACGCTTACTTTTTTTCAGTGGGATCTCAATACGGGATGTTCGGCATGTCGAAACCAATAAGTTTCCATGAAGCCTATAGACTAACGCTAAAGGTAGAAATGGAAAAGCTTAAAGAAAATGTTACTTGAGTGGATAAAATATATTGTCGTGATTATCGTGATTATTGGAGCGTGTTTGCTCTGCTTTAAAGCTGGTCAATACTGGCCGAGATAAAGAAGGTAATGTGCTATGGGATTCGTATTTGACTGGTCAGTTGACTGGTCTTATGTTTGGTTTTTCTTTATGTGCATTCTGAAATTTTTGGTATGTCTTGGTGTTGCAGCAGTTCTTTTAAGCGTTGTGATTGCTGCAATCGCCAGGGAGGGAGGACTTTAAGCGTGAAAACTCTAATACTCTCTCTATTCGTAATATTCATAGTCACGGGATGCGGTTCTCATCTCCAGGTCGAGACAGACCTATCTGATGAGGGGACGCGATGTATTTCCATAGATGCCGTGACAACGGATGTCACGGCGACCTCAGAAGATTTTGGTCTGGTTGTCAATTGGTGAAGGCATGAATGAAAGCATAATGAGTTTTTTTATGGATGTCGCAACATGGGTAAGCGTCATAGTCTTTGTGTGTCTGCTTGCCCTCTGTTTGTATGGAGCGAAGGTACTAAGATGACACCGTATGGATTAGGCTATTATTTTTCAATGGGAGTAGCAATAGGAGTTGGTATTGTGTTTGTTCTTCTTATTATTGGATACTTGTTTTTGAGAGGCAAATGAAAGAGGCATCACTTCGTTATGCTGTAGTTATGTGTTTTTTGCTTGTGTGCTTGGCGCTAATTGGAATTCAACTTTTTGATGCTATTCAGACAGGCCATAAGCTTAAAGAGGCTAAAGAAACCCAACAAATCAAAGATATTTTTTTTTGGGGTCGCTTTTGGCAGGTTGCCGCCATTGTCGGAGGCTCATTGGTTGTCTTCGCCTGTGCTGTGCTTGTTGTTGTCTGGTCATGGGGGTATCTAGTTCAAAAATTGACTCATCATGCCAGAGTAGGGAATTCAGATATTCCCATCCATCACAAGGATCTTCGTAGCATGTCTCCTATGATAGGAGGGTTGGTATCCGTTAAAGGAATTGCAGCGCAGAGTAAGACCGAAGCCTTTCACATCTATGCTCAGGCTGCTAAAGATTTTCTGGCCCTCGCAAAAAAAAACACTTCTGGCCAGATTCAACCCTCTATCCAGCAAGCGTTACCCGCTGCTGTACCAGTCCGTACCCCTACCTTCTCAGAGCTGATTGAGGATGGGAAGATCGGCCCTGGGAAGCCCCTAATCTTCGGATATACGCAAGAAGGCTATCCACATAAAGGAACCTGGGAGGATCTCTTCTCGGCGGCGATGGCGGGTCAATCCGGGAGTGGAAAAACCTACTCAGAACGCTACATTATCGCCTCCTCTTTGCTCTCTGGGGAGGTTGAGCGCTTCATCATCCTGGATTATGCCTATCCTCACCCAAAAAGTCTGTTGTCGAAACTGGGCAAGCTCAAAGACTCCCCTCGAATTATCGCCTTTGATCCGGAAAGAATGTTTGATAAAGGCAATATTACCGCATTTTTACGGCGACATGTCGAGCGCGAGCTTGACCACAGGATCCATCACACAAATAATCACAAGCCAGTAGTGCTCGTGACGGATGAAACGCTCCAACTATGCAAGCTCTGCCCCTATCTCACAGACCTCATTTTTCGGGTAGGGACCGAAGGCCGGAAAACTAATTTTTATGGGCTATTTTCTGCTCACAATTGGAAAGGGGGGCTTGTCGGAGGAACTGAGGTCAGGGATAGTCTCACCTCATACCTAGTGCATAATATGCGGAGGGGGGCCGCGAGAACCTTCTTACAAGATGCGGATCTAGCAAAGAGGGTCGTTAACCTGCCTCCAGGTCAAGCCCTGTTCTCCCCGACACGAGGGGGTGCAGAGATTCTCACGATTCCTAAAACCTCAGATCTCGACATGGAATATGTCTTCTCATACTTAGGGAGTGAGGAAAGGCCGGGGACTCAGACACAAGCAGTGCTATCACCTGAGCACATCTTGCAACTCCTACAAGAGTCATGTGAGGCTAGGGGATCTAGCATGAGCAAAAATCAATGGCAAGCACAAACCGCAAAAGCCCTAAAGGTGTCACCATCACTTATCAAAAATATTATGCTAGGTCATGCGGATTTGACAGAAGAAATGTGTGTCAAAATAGCTGGTTATTTTCAAGTTGAAAACCTCTAACCAGTCGTGTTTATAGGGATTTCAAGTTTAACCGGTTAAGCGATTTAACCACTCAATTAACCGAATAATTAACCAGGAGGTGATCCTTGAAAACGGAAAATAAAAAGACTTGTAAAGAAATATGGAAAGGGGTTTGGCAAGAGTTTGTGTTGTTGGTTGGTGAATGGTGGCATAAGGCCCCGTATCGTGGAAGATGCCCAGTGTGTGATAAGCGGGTGTATCACTGGTTCCCCTGGTGGACCAAAAATCCCTTGAAATATCAAGATGCCCTTCCTCTCCATAATACGTGCGCATCTGTATATTTTTTTGATCTAAGATCGAATGTAAGCATCAAAAACTGGCCAGAAATGAGGGGCTGACATAAAGTGTCACTTTTATGCAAGCGCGTGCATAGCTTGAAACGCTTGCTATGAAGGCTGGCCCGGATACGCTACAAAAAGTGTCACTGGGCATGACAGAAAGTGTCACTTTTCCCCCTCTCATACAGGACTTTTCTTGTCAACGCTGTTGACACTTCTCCTCTCCTCAAAAATATTTTCGCCTGACTTCCCCATGATAGCAGGCATCCTCAAAAAAAATTAAAAAAAATTTGAAAAAACCCCCATCTTGGCATGAGCTATGCATTATATATAGGGTGAGTGGCAATGATAATAACAACAACAAGGAGAAAAAAATCATGTATTTACATTGTGCTGATGATTCAACTATTGCAGCGATTAAAGCCCATGCTAAAGAGGTTGGAAAGGTTGAATTGGTTGGTCGAAATGATTTGGATTTGGCGAACCATTCAACAGATTGGAGCGATTATAATGAGTTAGATTGGGAATGGCAAGGCTGGGGAGAGGGAGCTGTGTATTGTCTGAAAGAAAGCACCGGAGCAGCTACAGCGTATGGCCGTACCTGCTTTGTATTAATCCCTGAATTGAGCGAATATGATACATCTGTAGAGATTGAAAATAAATCTGGATTAGGAGGAGAAATTCTTGTTCCATTAGAGGATTTTGAGATCGCTGAAATTATCATTGATGGAGAGCATCACTTTTCTCCTGAAGAATGGGTAGAAAATAGTGATATGCATTATATATAGGGTGAGTGGCAATGAAGCCACTCAAAAACACGGAGGTAAATCATGAAAACAACACAATTTGACGCAACAATTACAATGTCTCAAAAAGATGCTGAACAATTCACGACACAGACAATCCAATGGAGAATTGAAAAGGTATTACGACGAAATTCAGACATGCAAGATTCTTTAATTGTAGATGTTTCTTATGGGGCTAGAACAGGTCAGAATGAGCAAGAAATAACCCTAGAAAGCGTTATTGATGGTTTTTTGAATGAGCATGGAGTTCTTGACCAAATTACTAGCGATGAGCCCCAGAAGGTTGCATTATATCTCAAGAAAGTAATCCAGGAAAACGAGAAGTTGAAACGGGATCTAGATGCTATTCGGAAGATTGCTTTTGATGCAGTAAAATAAAGCCGAAACCGGGGTAACACCCGGTCGTCCCTGGGTGGTTCCTGGGGCCTGATGAGGCAGCCACCTCAAAAAACAACGGAGGAACATAGTATGAGAAATTTGCCCAGCAAACAGAAGGTATTAATAGAAGAAGCAATCCAAGGTTGGGCTGAATTGCCTGAAGGAGAGATCTTCTATCTTGAGGAGCCGTGTAATTGTGGCTCCCAGATCCGCCACAATAATGGCGGAAATTATCATGAAGTAATCGAATTTTGCAAGGATTCAGGAAGAATTTTTGCAAAACATGGGTCAACCTATGAAAACGATCAAGCGGAATGGGAAGAATGTACTCATGGGGATGTGATCTCGGCAATTGCATCCCATGGTGATTGGTTATAAGGCAGTACCCTCCGGCCCCTGCCTCTAGGTGGGGGCCGTGAATCCCTGGAAGGGATGTCGTGACCACTCAATGCTATCAATAACAAACGGAGGTAAATCAAAATGGGATTAGAAATATTACAGACAGCGTGTGAAAATGCAGAATGTGAATGGATTGAAATTGTATGGAAAAAAGGGTATTGGACTATTAAAGTGTTTAAAGATGAAAGTTTGGTTGCTAAAACGACAGATATTTTGCCGAATAATGCTTGTTATCAAATAAGAGATAAACTTAGAAGGGTATTGGACTATTAAAAGGGTCGTTTCCTCCGGCCCCTGTCTACGGGCGGGGGCCGGGAATCCCTGGAAGGGATGTCGTAATCACATCATTATGAATTGTTTCGCCCCGAAAGGGGCATGGAGGAAAAAGTATGGAAAAAATAAAAGAAATACACCGGGAATTTTGTGATATTAAGAATGAGGGGGGTTCAATAGTAGAAAATCTCCGATCTCATCCGATTTTTCGAGATTGGGACTGTTTTGTTGAGTGCCTCTCGCATTATCAAGATTCTCCTCAAGGGCAAGGTGGCGAATTTCGCCACTGGGAATGGTATACCATGAATAGGGAGCGAAAGCTCTCCATTGATGAGAACGGCGTGTTCCACGCTGATTTTGGGGCAGAGGGTTCGGAAGTTTTTGCTTTTGAAGTCCTTTCTGCCTTATTTGAGTGTGGGATTGCCCCGGAAGAGCTTACAATAGTATTAATTTCCGGGATAAAATTTCCAGGTTTTTCTGCGTTGATGGCCATATACCTCAGACATGAAGAAGTGAGGGAACAAGAAAGCTGCAATCCATTAAAAAGCTGGAAATTTTCAAAGAATAATGAGAACTGAAAAAGAAATAAAAGAGGCTCTAGAACAAGTTATTGATGAGGCGGGCCTCTTACAGAAGGACGATCCAAATTTCGGAAAGTACCTAATCGCGATACAGACATTGCGATGGATACTTGATGAATTGAAAGGAGGAAATCATGAAAACCATGACAGCGCAAGCTCATGAAGGATTTGAGTTCCTTCATGAGCACAACAAGGTATATCGTGAGGCCCGCAAACAAGTGCTGTCTGAATTGATTGAATTCTTGATTCAGAAGTACTCAGAGGTGGCGCTTGAGCATTCCATCAGTGATATTGAAAAAACCTTCTGGGGCGGTTTAATTCGCGACACCCAGGAAATTAAAGAAGCAATGGTCGATTAGCAATTAGGGAATAGGACTGCCTGAGTGCCCATGAACTCAGGATAACATATGGAGGTAAGAGCATGAAAATTAAGATTACATACGAAGATCTTCGCAAGCATGGGGCGTGCCGTGAAGGTTTAGATCTGTTTCAGAGTCTCTACCCGGAGGGGCTTGACATGGAGTGGAGTCGGGAAGCCCAGATTGAGCTATTGAAGACTAGCCCTCTCAAGCGATATTTCGCATGGGCCTATCGTTTCGGGGTGATTCCCATCTTTTCAATGTCCGGGGCCGACCTGTCCGGGGCCAGCCTGCGAGAGGCCGACCTGCGAGAGGCCGACCTGCGAGAGGCCGACCTGCGAGGGGCCAACCTGCGAGAGGCCAACCTGTATGGGGCCGATCTGTCCGGGGCCGACCTGTCCGGGGCCAGCCTGCGAGAGGCCAGCCTGCGAGAGGCCGACCTGCGAGAGGCCAACCTGCGAGAGGCCAACCTGTATGGGGCCGACCTGTATGGGGCCGACCTGTCCGGGGCCGACCTGTCCGGGGCCAGCCTGCGAGAGGCCAACCTGTCCGGGGCCGACCTGTCCGGGGCCAGCCTGCGAGAGGCCGACCTGCGAGAGGCCGACCTGCGAGAGGCCGACCTGCGAGGGGCCAACCTGCGAGAGGCCAACCTGTCCGGGGCCGACCTGTATGGGGCAATTGGAATTAAGTAAATAGGGGCTGCCTAAGTGCCCACGAACTCAGGATAACCAACGGAGGTAAGAGTATGGAAACATTAACACAAGACCAACGACAACACATTTTACAACGGCTTCTCATTGTTTTTGGGCATCTCGTACAAGCTCAAAATCGAACCTTAGAAGCTATGGTAGCATATGCGAACAAGCTCGATGAGCACCCAGGGAATTATATCGGAGCCCTTGAAAAAGGCATTCTTCGGAATATTGATGCCGCATTGGATATGATGCCAACGACCGAAGCCGTAATTGAACAGGGCGTTGCACAACTGATTGAGATCCTGGATCACCCGTTTAATCCGGGAGATCAGTTAGCACAACTTATCGAACACGAATATAATGGAAAACGAATTCCGATACATAGCATGAGTTGAGGAGATAATATGAAAACTTATACGGCTACTGAAAAAAAACTTGTTGAGTGCGCATTAGCATGTTATGTATGTGAGCCATGCAGAATATGTGGAAAAGCGATTACATGGAATGATTTGCAAGAAGATAAGGTTGTCTGGGCAGGCTATAGCTCCTATGGTTCTGCCCGTACTGCCCATCAGGCATGTTGGAATCAATACCACCAACAGCCACAAAAATGGAAACACCGTTAATAATCCTCTCACAGAAGGCGTAGGGCTTCGACTTTACGCCTTTTTTTGTGCAAAAAGTTGACAAAATTGTCATTTTCTTGTATTTTGGAAATATGACATCATCAATTAAGATCCCTGAAACAGTAAGAAATTTACTGTTTTTTGGTAGCCGAACATTAGATCATAGCCTTGTGGATAGTCTGATTGTATCATGTATCACCAAATATAAACCAACCCATATCCTTACCGCTAAAGAGCCAAAAGGAGTTTGTGCTCTAACTCAAACTATAGCACAAAGACTTTCAATTCCATGTCTTACTTTTTCGGTTAATAGAGAAAAATATGCAAAAGGAATGTGGGAACATCGAAGTAAAGAAGCCTTATCAGCCTGTGATTATGCGATATTTATCCACGATGGAACATCAAAAGGAACGCAAAACGAAATAGAACTTGCGATTAAAATGCAAAAACCTTATGAATACCATAAGGTTGAGCAAAAAAACCCTACAAATCCCAAAAACTCCCAGAAACAAGGCGAAGAAAATGGTCATGATAGACGGGTTAAGGTATCTGAGTACGATGAAATCTTCATGCAGATTCTTCGCTCGCAACGATTATCTCTTCGTGAGATTGGTCGAATAGCAGGCTTTTCCCCTACTACTGTTGATAAATACACGAAAGACATCCGCTTTCCGAAAGGAACCGATCTGAATCTCTCTATTGTCTTACGACAGCTGGCGATGAAGGCGGCCTTAGATGCGTGGAAAGATAAGGGAGTGAATGGGCGTGAATACGCGCTTACAATTGAGAAATATTTTAATGCGTTAAAGAGCATTGAAGACCTCCGGTGTGTCATCTCATTACGAGATGAGATCCTCGCGTTAGAAAATCTTATGCAAGAGGAAGATTTACCACAGGATCTATTAGAGGTTATTCAAAAACGCTATGATCGGCTAAATGAGGAGATAAAAGGATGAAAACACTATTCCATGAACTAGACAGGGAAGATCTAGAAGTATTAATGGAGAAAATTCAACAGGCTCATGCTCGCTCGATTTAAGCGTCGCCAACGCCAAAAACACTTTCATTATTCACAGATCATGACACAATCTACAGCTCTTTCTCCCTATGCTCCCGTCAATCGCAAGGCTGCTCAGTTTCATGCCTCGACAGCCAAAATCAATTTGCTGCCTGGTGGAAACCAAAGCGGGAAAACAACAACCGCTGCTCATGATCATGTAATGTATGCTCGAAAAAAGCCTAATGGTTGTAAGGGGCTCGCCATGACAAATACCTATGAAAAAATAGGGGAAAACCTCTGGCCTCATTATAAAGAATGCCTATGTTCTGGTGAGTGGCGATGGATTAAAGGCAATGAGAAACAGGATAATCCCAAAATCATTGAACTTCTTTCAAATGGATACCGATTTCATTTTGGGAGTTATGAACAAAAGCGGAGTGCTCATCAGGGCGCGATCTGGGATTATGTCCATTTTGATGAAGAATGTCCCTATGATGTCTGGGTAGAGGTCTTTCGTGGAACGATAGCTAGGAAAGCTCGGATAGGCTATAGCTATACCTGTATTGAAAATTACGAATATCTAGAAGAATTAGAAGAAAAAGGCCATAGCCCATCAGAGCCTAACTACTGGACGCCTCAAGAACCAATGTCGCTCCTCGAAAATCCTTATGTGCCCCAGGAAGAGAAAGACATCTTTATCGGTATGCTTCCTGAAAGTATTCGGAAATATCGCATTCATGGCTTTCGTGGGGTTCGTGAAGGGGCGGTCTATCCAGAATTTTTGCCAGAAATTCACGTCTGTGAACCGTTTCCTGTTCCTGGTGACTGGACGTTTTATCGAGTAATTGATTTCGGGAAAGTGCATCCTACGGTATCCCTAATTATGGCAACTGATGGGTATTATATGTATGTGATTGATGAATACTACCAACCCTCTCGACTCATTGACTATCATGTCAAACAATTCCAGGAACAACACCAGCGGCTCTTAATTAAGCATGGGGAAGAACCACATTACTTGCCCTCATTAATTACAATTTCTGATCATGATGCCCAGTTACGTTTAGAGTATGAAAATAAAGGCATCTATTCACAACCGGCACAAAAGAAAGTCATTGCCGGGATCGAAGTCGTTGAGACCTTATTAGCCATTCCAGAAGGAGAAACACAGCCTCGACTCAGGATATTCTCGACGTGCCTAAATACTATACGACAAATGAGACGATACGTCTATCCAGGAGCAGACCGACACGGTTATTTAAAGCCGGGAGAAAAAGCTGAGAAACCTGTCGAGCATGATGACGACTGTCCAGACTGCGTAAGATATGGCTGTGTTGAAGAATTTGGCTATGTCAACTGGGACCCGGACATGATTCAAAGCGGATAACTGCTATGGCAATATTTGAAAGAGAAAAGGGATTCTTTTGAACATTATGACATGTGAAGGGTTTGAGCGTAGTGAGCATGATGTAGAGAGGTTACACGGCAAAGGACTGTGTAATGTCTGCTACATGCGGAAATACCGACAAGAGCACATCATAGAGCTTAGAGCCTATCAACAAGACTACTGTGCCGACCAGGGTTATCGGGACTACAAAAAATTCTACATGAGAGCCTACCGTAAAAAATCTTGACAAAACCATAGATATTTTGTACGGTAGTATCGTTCAAAGGCAAAGGCGTTGGGTTCCCAACCCAACAATCACTTGATGTAAAGAGCAAGCAGAGGGGAGATGATAAGATCTTCCCTCGCCCTTTCATTTTCTGTAACAAGAACTTTTTGACATATTTGTAAGATTTTCGTATCTTATGAATATGGCTGGTGTCTTTCTTTCCTTCCTCAAAAAATTGCAAGATGTCTGGGGCCGTGAGGTGGACCAATCTTCGTGGTCATGGACAAACACACTTCCCCCGCAGGAAAACCCTGACGATACCACTTCAGAAGACTATTTTGATGTAAGTCAAAATCCGCAAGTTGTCGCAGGCATGGCATATAGTGACGTCTCTCATCTCTTCGTGTCTGCTAGAGGGATTGAAGACCAAAAAACCGGCAGCTACTTTCCTCCTCAATTGATTTGGACCACCCCTGAACTCGCAGGCGAAGACATTTTTGACATGGTTGGGTGGCAATTTGATGAGGAGTTTGAGGGAGGTTTTTCTGAGATCATCCGAAGTACTGATGGCCCGTGTAAAACGTATGGACACCAGCCAATTGAATTTGAGTGGTATATTCGAGACCGCAACCCATTCAAAGGCAAAGCCTTCGTCAAAATGGCATACGCCCGCGATCCCCATAAATACGAATATGATTACAAGGGGAAACCTGGTATCTATCAGAAGCAGGGCTATGGCGATCCGAAACGGATGAACCCTCAAAACTTCCAATCGTATGCGTATAATCCTTTGTTTAACAATCCCTACGGAACCAGCATTAACCGACCCCTCAAATCCTGGATAGAAACCTTCAACAAGGTTTTTGGGTATTGGCGGCACGCGCTCGAAAAAGCCGGGATGGGCTCCTGGGTAGCGTATGGCAAAGACTCCTGGTTTTACGGCAAAAACAATGTTTTTGGTCAGAAGATGATTGACAAGGTCATTACCCAACTCAAACTACTCAAATCAGGAACCTACACGATATTTCCTGAAAGTGCTCAACTGAAAAATGAAAAGCTCCAACTCGAAGCGCAGGCTTTTCTTGACTGGTACACGGCCTTTTGTGAGGTCGTTTCGCTGATTTATACAGGAACCACTGGAGCCTTGAAGGAAGAAGAATACGGAGCCAGGGCCGCGAAAGAATCCACAGACGTAAGGGAAAAGAGCCAGAAAGAAAAATTCAATGCGATGCGGGTTCAAAACTTCTGGACATGGAAATTTATCCCGCGCTTTTGCGCAGTCAATTTCAGGCCCTCACAGATACGCAGTACTCCTACGCTCCAACTGATTCCGATCAACCTGATCACGCCAACGACCCCCAAAGACCAGGATACCCAAGATGAGGTCAGGGATGGTGATGGCGAAGAATCGCAACAACGCGAAAAGATTGAAGTCCGTACTAAAAAAGACGAAAAGTCTGACGAATCCCAAGAAATGATGGGAATAGAATTGCAAGAAGAAGGGGAAAAAGAGAAACCATATACCCCACCTGTAGCGATTCCGCCGGGGTATGTAGACTTTCCAAGTACTGAACCAGTTCCCCTTGAATATCAAGAGGGATTAGAGGCAGCCAAAGCCTATTTAGCAGCGATGCCGGTCAAAAACTTTCCTGAGGTGCAACCAGGAGAGGCACATCAGATTTTTACCGTGAAGCGATTACGCTCATTTGATGATCCCGCTCCGTTGCTAGAAGAGTTGAAACAAGCGATTATCCCGACTTTAGGAGAGAGCGAGTACACCGCATGGTCACTCTATTGGACTGATGCGATTGCGATCTTTCAGAGCTATGGACTTGAGAAACCCTCTCCTGAACTCAGGAGCAGCCTCATTGCCTCATTTCGGCAAGCCCGACAGAATGCCCTCAACGAAGGGTTTTATCAGAATGCTAAGGCAAAGGGCGCGGTGGGCTTACGCCTGAAAGAAAATCCTACGGTGAAAGAGCATCATCTAGATGAGATTCCCTGGAAAGATATTGCTATTCCGATTGATCACCAGGAATTGCAGGTAGGAGGCCGATTACGAATTCCAATGAATTTTGGATGTGTCCATACGTATGAGGCAGTTTTCGATCTCGCGGACTTGACACCTGAAAGTGAATGGCCCGAAAAATTTCCGGGCGAAACGTACAAATATTATGCCCAACCAGCGCCAGAAGAAGGAAAGAAAGAAAATGAAGAATGATAGATGGGAAAATATGAAATTAGCCTATAGCAGGCTTGAAGAGGGAGAAAAGCTCTATTATAATGAATATGATGATATGTATTTTACGGAAAAGGAGCTTTCTCTTGATAATCTTCTACCCGATCCCGATCTAAGCTTAGAGGGAACGTTCAAAGAGATAGCATGAAGCAATTTCGATTTGAGTTTAGCGAAGAACAGCAAGTGATTAATCAGGAAATGTCTGAGGAATTACGAGAATTTGCAGCCTTAGAAGGATGCGAATTAGGGGAATGTGTATCGATATTATTGGCGCTTACTGAATATCCGAGCTATATTAGCGATGTCCTGAAAGACGCGCTGGCAACGGAAGTTAGTCGAATATATAGGCATTTTCAAGAACATGCCGAGATCATAACAACGGAAGAAACGATTACACGAACATTTAAGGAGTTGCTGTGGAAGTGACTACAAAGAGATAGGAGGGTTTAAATGTTGATTCTTTTAAGTGTCCCGGATGCTATCTATCAACCACAAGGTCCTAAAGCAAGTGATTTGAAATGTGAATTTCGGGATATTCAAAAACGCATCCAGGGGCTTGGATATGCCTGTGAGATATTGCCAAAATGTGTTGATATAATTCGCGTTCAGCATGATAGCAATGAAGGTCTAGAGACTGCTGTTATCCCATTAAGCGAGAGAGATCTTGATAGGCTTGAACGGATTTTCGAGGAACGCATCAGGAGCAAGAGAAGAAAGAAGAAAGAAGCATGATACGATAAATACTACATGATGGCACACGCGGGTTGAGTCGCTCTCACCTACGCAGATTAGGAGGCCGGTATGGAGGCCATACCCTCTATACCGATGCCTCCTTTTTTTGTGCCCTGAAACATGAGAAAAGCAGGAACGATAGAAATCGAGTGTAACATTAGTTTTAAAGTGTCGTTTTGGCAAGCTCTGAAAATCCGGCTTGCCGGAAAAGGGGCGGAAAAGCTCATCATGGCACTCGCAAAAAGCATTGCAGAGGATAATAATGAAATCAATAGATAGAGCTTATATGAAGTGTGATGTCTGTGGATGGCGTGGTCGTCTTGCTGAGTGCGGAGATGTCGAGCATGATGATGGAGCCTTTGATTGTCCTAACTGCCACCAATCCTGTACGGATGATTGGGAGCGGGAAAAGTTGGAAATTATCCAACGGATCGCTTATCTGCTCACGCTGACTACCGATGTACCCGCGAAGTTTATGGAGTTATTGCGATAATGCCAGTACAGGAATGTAATTTAGAGGAAAAACCTGGGTATCAATGGGGTGATGGTGGCAAGTGCTATACCTATACCCCTGGAGATGAAGAGAGTCGCAAGGACGCCAAACGAAAAGCCTACGTACAGGGCTATGCGATAGGGGAGTTAAGCGAAATGGAAATTGAAGAATATCAACTAAATGATTTGTCTGAGCTTGCAAATATTTTGAATGTGCCTGTGCTGACAACTGGGGAATTTCAGGGACACAAAGGCCCCCCTGTGATTGTAGATGAGCAGAAATTTCAGCGGCTTTTAGAGGGGTCAAATCGGTTTCGTCCTTTCTTGAAAGAAGCCCTCAAAACTGGAATTATGCCAGGAAACCCTGATTTTTTTCAACGGCTTCACAAACCGATGCCAGCGCCCATTACCTTCAATCACCAGGTATTAGAGGATGATAAAATCAAAGAATCCCTGAAAGATGTAGATGTAGAATTTTCAACAACGCTTGTCGCAGATGATGAGTTTCCAGATGGGAAACCCTGGATTGTTGAACGGTTTTCAGGTGTTAACCCCCTGGCTGCTGATATTATCCAACGATTTTTTACAAAACGGTCCGTTGAGATCATGGAGTTGAACGATCCGGAAACGGGAGAACGGCTGCCTGTGATTATTTCAACGGCCTTTCTGGATAAATCTACCCCGCCTGCGGTTCCGGGGCAGTCTGATGATCTCCTTGTGGAGTTTGCCGGACTGGATGAATCGCATTATGTGATCACGACAGATGAACCCTTAATATTACAAGGAGTTACCAACATGGCTGAAAAGAAGCAAGAGCAAGACAAGTCGGTTGATGTCTCTGAACTCCAACAGATGCAAGAGGCATTAGCCGCAAGAGATCAGGCTTTCGCAGAATTACAGGCTAAAGTTGCTAAGCTTGAAGAAGAGCGAAAAAAAGCAATTGAGCTTGCAAATCAGGAGAAAGCCGAAAAGGAAGAAGCCACTAAAGAAGTCCAGGAACTTCAGGCTATCCGAAACGAAGTCAAGGAACTTCGAGCGAAAAATGATGAGCTTGATAGTGATAAGCTGATCAATCACCTCTTACGATTCCGTAAGGTGAATGAGAGCACCTTTCAAGTATCCCCTGCCTATCAGCAGATTGTCGAGCCGATTATCCGAAAGAACGGGGTGATTGAATTAGCAGAGGGCGAAAGCTATCGTCAGGCAATGGAAAACGTGTTTGACGAAATTGCTGAACTCGCGAGCAAAGATGCCTTGTTACTGCCTCTCACGACGCAGGGCAAAAAGCCGTATTCACGCGAAGATGAAAACAAACCTAAAGATTTCGATGAGGAAGTGCATGAACTTATGCAGGCTGAACACCTTGAACTAGGTGAGGCTATTGAGCGTGTCACAGCACAGCATCGAAAGGCTAAAGAAGCCCAAAAGGAGGCATAACTCATGGCAGCAGGAAGAGGATGGAACATTGATCATAATGGTGACGTGGCTGTGGATTTTAGCGAAGACGTTTCTGAATTCGATTTAGTGACCGCAGCCGGGGCGGTATGCGGATCTGGCGAAGTGGCTGCCGGGGCGGTCTCACGGGATATTGACATTAGTGCTGATGGGGCGCGGGGTGAATACCACACACGTGGAAAATTTGTCGGGTTATGCGCAGCCGCGATTACAGATGTCACGGTTCCAATTAAACCCGCCGCGTCAGGAACGATAACGCCAGCCGATACCGATAAAGACTATTGTGTTGGATGGCCATTACATACACAAGCAACGGTCGGGGGTCAGGTTGAGTATATCTGGGCTCCTGGCTATTATGCGGTATAAGGAGGATAATTCACGATGGCAATGTATACACGAGAACTTAAGACCTTCGGTGAGTTATCCTATGCTCACCGAGACGAAAACGAAAACCTAATCTATAATGCTGTCGCACCGGCGATGGAAATGGAGCTAGAGGCCGGGCAATATCGTGAGCTTGATCAGCGAGCCCATTATTTCGAGAAAGCTGCTAATATGTCGAAGTTTACGATCCCGACGGCTCACCAGTTTGGAGATACGGTACGATATTTTACGATTACCCCTATTTCTGATGCCTTTGAATTTAGCAAAGTGGACTTGTGGCAAGCCGATTTATATGGCAAAGGCAAGGCCGCCAAGATGATCAAAGAACATCAAGAAATTATCGCCTGGGGATTAAAGCATATCAAGGAAAAGGCAATGTATACTTTCGCCTCCAACAATAGTAACTTTGAGGGAGCCACGTATTATACAGATGCCGCAACGGCCTGGTCGAGCACTGGATTAGCGGATATGAAAGATGATATTCTCGCAGCCCGGCTCGTTCGAAAGGGTTTGAATAAGATGAGTCTATCTGATACGTCGTCAATCTATGCGATGGTTAACGAAACGCTGAATCAATCAACTGTTGTATCAGGATCGCGAAGAGATGGATCTGTTGATGTCAATCCGACTGTAGAATTTTTGAAAATGTATTTCCAAATGACCTATGTTGATATTGCCTCTGGAGAAATAATTGACGATAGCTCAGATCCAACGGATACCGGGCTGAGTGAGATTTGGGGCGACAAGATCTTACTTCAAAAATTCTCACCAACCAGCGCCAAAAGCGAATATCGACCGTCATTTGTTAAACATTTGATTTTCCGACCGCTCAAACGGGGAGAACCCAATGAGGGATGGTTTGTCCTGAAGACAGAAACTGATGAAGAAGGCGGGGTAGGTATGGAAAAATATGCTACCTGGAACTATTATCAGTATCTCTCCCATGAGCCGTCTTTTGGGTATCGAATCGATAATGTCTATTAAACATAGTGGTTTAGCTGGCATTTTAACTTCACGGCAAGCCCCGATGATGACGAAAACATCATCACGGGGCCGCCGGGGCCTCATTCGGCGAATGCAGTATCCAAACGGAGTAATGCGCAAAGTCGAAGGACGCTCTATGCAAGAATGTACAGCGAACGCTATCGAACAAGCTCGCAAGGATGGCTATGATTTCCGCAAGGGATCGGACGTTGCCCTGTGGGAAAATGGAAAACGAGGAGAATAATTATGGTAACTAGACGCATGGAATTACGCAGAGATCCGAACGGGCCGGAATTAGCCTGGGATCTGAAAGCAGAATCGATGGTTAAGATGATTGCCCAGGCGCGGGAGATTTGTGAGGCACACAATCGCAAGTTCACGCCCCGTGATGTGTTGGTCTGGGAAAGCCCAGAAAACTTAGCCAAAGAAAAGAAAGCTGAAAAACCGAAACCAAAAGTCGAAAGAAAGGAGAAATAAGCTATGAAACGAAATTACTATTTAGGAATTGTGGCAATTGCGGTCTTGCTTCTAGTTGGGATTTTCATGCAAGTTCCGCTTGCAAAAGAGGAGTCTACATCATCACGAAGTACGCAAACCTGGGAAGGGATTTTACCAGGTATTTCCACTGAACGCGGTGGAACCTATGCGATTAATATCGCCATGACCCAGAGTACGGTCGGGATGGATGTGAGCGAAGAATCGACAACGACGAATGCCCTCTATGAAATCGAAAGCGTGACCCACACGACAAGTGGAACTCCGGCTGTTGGGTTCGGCACGAAAAAAACCTGGACGCTTCAACAGGACGCGGCTGGCGCGAACCTGGAAGATGCCGGATACATTGGATTTCAATGGGCAGATGAGACGGAAGATACAGAGGATGCAGATTTTGTGATTGGCAACATGGCCGCCGGGGCGGCGGCTGCCACTAAATTCACCTTTGGCAGTACAGGCATCTTGACCCTTGTCGGTGGGGCTACTGCCGACAATGTTACAGCAGCCACAGAATTGAACATTACGGAAACCAATATTCAATTGACTGGCGCTCTGGACTTAGAGGGTGGCGATATCAAGGTGAATGACGATTCAGGGGACTACAACTTCGCTATCGAAACCGACTCAACGGATAATGCGTTCTCGATTGATTCTGGGGCATCAACGCTTAATACTGATGGTTTAACCGTCACATTCAATCAGGCTGGTGGTGATTATGATGTTGTTTTTGAAACTGATAATGTAACTGATGCATTGAAGGTAGATGCTGGCACGGATACTGTTCAGTTAGGGTCATGGCAGACGTGGGAAATTGCGACATCGACAGCACAGAGTTACTCAATTTCAAGCTCAAGCAAGGCACAGGTCCACATCCAGACCTATGCAGGTGAGGCAACGGCCCACCTCATGACTGATCTGCTAACCTCACCTGGTGCCGGTGGGGTTGTTGTAATAAAAACCGGGGGAACAAATGATGTATTGATTGATACAGAAGGTGCAGAAACTATTGATGGTGGGGCAGATTATGATCTTGATGGTTCTTATGAGTCAGTCATGTTGATTAATGATGGTAGTAACTGGTTTGTCATTGGTCCGTATTTAGAATAATGAGCGAATATTACAGCACACAGACAACGGTAGGGCTCCTGATCTCGACAAGTCGGCTTGCCGGATTTACCGATCCGGATAAGGACGGGACCCCAAATACCGACATTCTGGAGTATGGGTTTAAGGCGGCACGGTCGCTGATCCGAGCCTATTTAAAACGAGACTACAATACCGATACGATTGACGCCTGGACCGATAGCACCTGTCCTGACTTTGTAGGATTTCTTTCGGATTGTTTGTGTGCTCGCCTGTTTTATCAGAAGAACCCCAGGTTTCAGGAAGCGGCTAACAGCATGTATGATGAGGCCGTTCAAATGCTCAAAGACATCAGAAATGGGGATCTAGATATTTACGGAATAGATCGAGATGTTACGCATCTTGACGACCTGATTGAAACCGGATCAATTGATTCCGACTTCGATCCTGAGCGTGAATTGGATGACATGACAGTGCGAACAACCTGGGTTAACCCCGATGCTAGGGATTTGGAGAATTATTAAGTATGGCGGATTATCAATTAGATATTTTTGAGGCGATTGACGCCCGCATGACGACGTATATGGCAAGCGGGCAAGCCTTAGAGGATATTGTCACCTGTCATGTGAGCTACGATCAGAATGATATTCCGCCTGATTTCGGGGCATATCCTCCCATCTGCCTGATTGAACAAGCTGGGGAGATGAATTCTGATGTGATTTCGATTCCAGCGATTATGTCACGCCATGCGTTTCCGGTACGCTGGCAGATTTTTACGGAACACGCCAACTACGATGTAGATCACAAGGCCGCTGAACTCATGAAACTTGTCAAAATCGTGTTTAGTCAGTGGCAATTAGGGATTAGCAATTTGCTCGTTAGCGCCCCTGTCATGCGATTAGGGATTCCAGGAAGGGCAGAATTCGCACAGCTCATGAATGGGGGAGCGGAAATGACCATTACATATGAATATGTAGACGTGAGTGCATTACCCACGTCTTAAAGGAGTAAAACTATGGCAGTACGAAGAGTAGTACGACGCAGTCAACGGATTAGCATTGAAGAAGAATCCACCGAAGGGACGCCCGTTGCTGAAACCGCTAACGGGGCGATGCTAGTCTCTGGAGAGGGAGCGCAGATCATCCTAGATCGGGATTGGTTACAGGCAAACATGATGTCTGGTAGTTTCACGACTCCTACAGGGGTTCCTGGTATGTGGGGGGACAATATAGGGGCAGTATTGCCCACGAAATTACGAGGCATCGGCACACTTGGAGCTTACGGCCCCGACTGGCAGATGCCCATGAAAAGTGGGTTAGGCTCTGAATTAGCGGCTACATCAGGTACGATTGATACCGGGGCAACCGCGATTTCAATTCCCGTTAAGACGGGTGGAGGGAGTTTACAGGCAGGTATGTTGTTATATTTCCCGACACAAGGCGAAGTCAGACGGGTGAGTGCCTATTCTAGCCCAACAATTACTTTAGATGTCCCATTGTCAGCTATTCCAAGTGAGGATGACGACTTTAAGTGTGGTCGGCAATGGCTGCCCACAAGCGATCCGGATCATCCAATTTTTACGCTGTATGCCTATTTCGGGGCATCCTGGGATATGCGATGTCGATTCACAAGCTGCAAGACCAGCCAGATTAAGCTGTCTGCGACGAATGGCGGGTATTGTGATATGGAATTCACGTGTATTGCTTTAGAACCAACCTACGATTATACTGCGCAGGCGGTTACGCCAAATTATGACGACACAACCCCTTATCTGACATGTCTGAATATGCAGGGCTGGCAGAGAATGGCAGGGACGATTACAGGGGTTCCGACAACCACTGAAACGGTGCTCTTGGCCCCGAATTTTGATGTACGAAAAGGACAGGACTATATTCAGGTTGATACGGGTTCAGGTGTCTGGGAAACCAAATTAATTTCAGATATTAGTGGAGATGCACCAGGTAACCTCACGATTTCCCATGCGGAGTTATCAGGCGCGGGCACTGCAACGGAAACCGCCTATATCTTGCGGTCGGGCTGTGCTGATTTTGGATCTGAGCTAGAACTGACCATTGATACACCGGTTGCTGCGAAAGAATGTATGTATCAAACGTATGGCAAGGCCGGACTCGTGTCAATGGATAGAAATATCACGATTACACGAACACCGTATTTTGAGAGTTGGGAACAATTTCTCATGAGAGATAACGCGGTAGGGATGTCGATCATGTCGATCTTTGGGAACATCTCAGGTGATGATCAAAATAATATTGTGGCCGTGTGGATAGGTAAGGCTGTCAATACAGCAGTATCCATTAATAACGATGATCTGATGACAAACTCAGTCACTTCGATGGCGTGTAAAGACGCTGTTTTGGGGAATGATTTTGAGATTGTCATTGCAGCATTTTAAGTGACCGATCTATATAAAAAAATAGCGTAAAATGATCATATTAGGCAATAGAATATATTATAATCGATTTTTAAGAAGAAAAGTACTTTTTGGGGTATTTTTAAAAAGATCGATTAGGGGTGAAATTTGGGCGCGAGAATGGATTCGTAGAATCGCTCATGTTGTACAAACGGACCACGATGAATAGGAAGACTAAGACTAAAAACGTAAAATGGCTTAGAAGTGATATAATTAAGCCATAAAAAAATAGGAGTACTGGTGTATGGCATTATTTAAAGCCGCAGCCCTTAAAGACGGAAACAAACCGCATCCGGTTGACATCCGATTAGGGCATATTGAAGAAGATGGGAAGGAATTACCCGTAATTTTGACATTAAATATGTCGAAACGATTGATGGAAGTCTATCAAGAAGCCGATGATCTCTATCATGCAAGTCCGCGCTTGCCGGTATTAAGCCGAAAGGAAGCCAGAAAACAGAAAAAGGTTGAGGCGCGAATGGTCACCAACCATATTGAATTTTGCAAAATGATTCTTGGGGCGGGCTATGCTGATAGTCAAAATCTCATTGATAAACCATCTAAAGAGCTTATTTTGTTGGCTGTAGAACAGGAACCAGGATTTGCAGAGCAGTTGAGCCATTCACTCTATTATTATTTTAGTGGCGAGGGCAAGTTTCAGTTTGAAACTGATGAAGAAGCCGAAAAAAAAACTTAACACGTTTTGTGGAATGGCTTCGTAGGGAGGATAGAGAGACCTGTTCGGAATGTTGGGAAGAGGCGAACAAGCTCAATATACCACCGTTGAAACGAATTCAATATATTGAGCAGTATCCTTGCAGCAGACACGGACACCCCGGAATTCTTTCTAGAAAATTAAATGCTTGGGTTGAGGTCTTTTTCGTAATTCAACCCTATTGTACTCCGCGGACATTGCCAATTGACTTAATAGGGCGCTTTTGTGACGAGTATGAGATTCGATTTACAGATGCATTTGAACATTTAACCACGATTTTAAAGGCATTTACGGAGCCACAACAAGATGAGAATCGAGCTGAAAGTAACGGGAGTCAAGCAAGCGCAGGAGATGTTACGCCGGAAAGCTGATATTTTAGAGGGGAAACAAGGACGCTTCTACCAAAACCAATTAACCATAATCAAGAAAGCGATTGTCGTCAATGCTGACCCCTCCTATCAGAACAGCCCGGCAAAACTTGAGGCATTAGAGAGTGTCAATCAACCCTGGTCTCATCAAGGGAGTATCCATCAGAAAGACATTATGGCTCCGCTGTTTGCCAACTATCGTCAGTATGGGTGTGGCGGTTTAGAAATTCATGAGTTAGTAAGATTTACGCCTGCTGATATGCAAGAGATGCTATTAGCAGCGGTTCATGATCTAGAATAATGATTCACATCATCTATTATGCCCATTCAATGGAAATTTATGACACAAAGCGCGAACAAGAGGAGCTTGAACGCTTACAAGAATATTTCCCGAAAGCATTGATCTATAATCCGAATCGCCCCTATATTCAACAGAGCAAGAACCCTATGCAGACGTGCTTACATGTGCTAAAAGATATGTCGATTACTGACCTGGCGTTTTCGCATGAGGGGCGAAAAGTACCGTTAGGTGTGTATACAGAAATTCGACTTGCACAAAAATACCATAAACCGATTTGGATTATTAATTCCTCTGAGATTCATGAGTATGCAGGCAAGGCCGTGACCACGAAAAAAAGCATGTCAACCAACTGGGCAAAGGTGTAATGGATGCCAGCAACAACCGTTAGTGCACTGATTTATAAGGTCATCTGGGATGATGGAGACGCCAGGAAAAAAGCGAATGCCTGGGATCGCAAGCTTCAAGACTCGTCAAAAAGTGCGAATCTCCTGAAAAAAGCCTTTGTCAGCATGAGCACAGGGCTTGTCAACTTTACGGTTGATGCCGTCAAAAATTTTGCCCAGTTTGAGGACACCCTGTCTCACGCTAGGCGGACAATGGGGTTGAGCCGAGACGAAACACTTGAACTGGGCAACGCCCTGATGGATTTGTCCACATCCTTTAAAGACGGGGGGCTAGCGGCTGGTATCTCTGCAAATGAACTCGCTAAGATCTCAGGCATCTTAGGACAATTAGGCTTCAACGCCCGTGATAATGCCGAACAATTCAATCAACTCGTGTCGGTTGTGGCAAAAGTGGGGGTTGCCTTCGGAATGACTGCCCAAAAAGCCGCGGAGGGATTAGGTATCCTTAAGAATCTCTATGATTTGCCCGTTGAGAAGATTGAAAACGCGGCCTCCTCAATTGCCTATCTCGGAAACTCGACGATTGCCACGGCATCAGACATCATGAATATAATGACCCGCATGGGTGGAATCGCTGGCTTGCTCGGCGTCTCGGCGTCGGAGGCTGCCGCGCTAGCCAGTAGTTTACGCGAGGCCGGGGTCAGGGCAGGGCTTGCCGGGACTGCGATGAGTCAAATCTTTTCTCGGATGGCGTCCGATGTCGAGCGGTTTGGCGAAGTGCTCAAAATGAGCGAATTCGAAAAGTCTATGTTTCGGATGAAACTCGAAAGCGGGAAGGCGACAGAAGCCCTTCAAATGGTGTTGGGATCTCTGCAAAAAATCAGTACGCAAGAAGGCAAGATCGCCGCGGTCCAGGCGCTCAAGGATTTAGGGTTGAGTGGTGTACGAGTACAGCAGACGCTTTTAGCTCTCAGCAATAATATTGCAGGGCTCAACAAGAACCTGCGGGCCTCTAGAGAAGCTTTTCGAGAAAATACAGCGGTCAACGATGCGTACCAGGCTGCAATTGATAATACTTCCAAGAAATGGACACAGTTTAAAAACCTGATCGACATTATCAAAAAGCTGATTGGCAAAGATCTAGCATTAGCGTTTTCCGATTTTCTCGACAACCACCTAATTCCGTTTACAGCCCGGTTCAAAGACTGGCTCAAAACCAGCGAAGGGGCAAAGGCCATTTTTGGACGGGACGGCCTCATTGCCTCTGGACTAGACTGGATAGGAGAGCAGCTTTCAAACAATGAAGATGCCTTTTTTGACTGGGCAGATACGCTCAGTAATGCGATCCCTAAATATATCGAACAACTTAAGATCGCCTTTAAAGAAGAATTTGGAGAAATTAATATTACAATTTTAGATGTTACCGAAGCCTTGCAAATGGTTAAAGGGGTTTTTGAGGACGTTGGAAAGGTCATTGAAGAAGCAGAAATAGCCTGGGGAATTTTTACGGAAACGGTTCGGGAATCCTGGAAAGACCTGAAACAGATTGGTGAATTACTTGGAAAGGTGATCCCCCTTGCTACATATAAGAGTAGTCAGGGGTTGTATGATTTCGTCAAGGCGGCAAAAGAAGGTACAAAGGCCGGACAAGAAATGGGGAAAGAATGGGTGTACCAGTCGGTGTTGCCGGACATCCAGAAAGAATTAGATGTTGCAACGGCAAAACTTGAGAAGTTTGGGGGGTCCACGAAAGAACTCTACAAGACGGGCGAAAACACATGGACTAATCTCAAGAAAGAGGTTGATGAGACTATGACGGCGTGGGAGTTGCAAGATGGGTATGCGATGAAACGCCAAGCTGACCTCCAGTTCAATCTCTACGAAACGGCAGATAAGGTTGTTGGATTGGGATATGCCTACCAAAAAACGGGGCAAGATGCGGAAAAAGCGGCGGAGTCTATGGAGAAAACGGTTGAGGTCGCCCAACAACTCCAGGCAATGGCGGAGGCGTCAGGTTCGCGAAGGGTAACGGATATGACAGCCTCACAATGGGCTAATCTCACCCCTGGAGCCATTCAGCAACTCCTCAATACTCCAGGGTTAATGAACGCCAGTGGGGCAGCGAATGTCCAGCAATATCAACAATCACAAGCTTATGAGAGTCGATTCGGGGGGGGTGGATCAAGTCAAGCCGATCTAGCGGCACGACAACAAAAAGCAGAGGCCATTAACGTGACGCTACAAATGGGCGATCAGGAAATTGGACGGGTTCACGCAATCTTGAAAGATCGAGACTATCAAGAACAACGACGGGGCGGGCTTGGCAGTACAAGTACACGATAAGATATGGCATTTACAACACAGCGGTTTCTCATTAATAATTTAATCGATGCAGAGAACATTGAATCCTCTTCACAGGGTGCCGGTACGATCCGTCAACCAAAAAAAACGGGGACAGGGACCGCAACCATGACGCCATCAGGATTATATATCGGGGCATCTAATCTGCTGTATACCGTGCAATGTGATGGAGCAGGAAGTGTGGATGGAGCCGCAACGGTTCGGTGGAGGACCTCTGCAACGGCTGCCGGAAGTTGGGAAGCAACCGGCGTGTCTGCCGTCTCGTCCTCTATTTCGCTCTCAAATGGAGTGAGTATTCAATTTTCAGCGGGGACCCTTGTGGCTAATGACAAATGGCAATTCCCCTGTTATGCAGAATATGGACTTGCCAAGCTCTTTTTAAATGACCGTGATGCTTTTTGGAAAAGCGGTTCACTTGGATTAGGCGGAGAAACGCTCTCTATTTATAACATGGAGGCTGGCTTCACGGGTGGCGTGGCGAACGGATGGGCTAAGCTCTATGCTTCGCAAACGTACACTGACGAAATCGGCACGGTACACGGGGGAGACCATGCCCAAAAGATTGAAGCCGTGGCAGACGATGAGGGCTTAGGGATTAGTATTAGCCTCTATTTCAACGCTGGATATGAATATTGTATTGATGCCTGGATCTATGCAAGCAACAATAGCAACATCCGATTATACCACAGTAATCTTGATAGTGGAGTGATCTACAGCGAAAGCATCACAACCGCTGACACCTGGCAACACATTAAATGGCGGGCAACCGGAAGTGCATCAGGAGCCGCAAACCTCTCTATCTACCAAAATGCAGCAGATTGTACAACAAGTGATTATCTGATTTTAGATGATATTCGAATCTCAACGCTGCCCTATCTTGATATTGACTTAGGAAGTGCTCAAGAAATCACGACAGTTGCCTTGTTAGATCATAATTTTTCGAGTGATGCAACCCTTATTCTTAAGGGTAATAGCTCTGAATCCTGGGTATCTCCCACGTATGAAGATGATACGTTTGATCCGACAGACGATCCCATTATTGATTATAATGGAGATACGCTTCGCTACTGGCGGTGGGTATTCGAGGACATTGATAATACTGATGGATTCGTGTCGATGGGGAATCTCTATATGGGCACTTATGTCGCGCTTGCGGGGATTTTCAGAAATATTCCCTGGGGGAGTACCAAAACCGATGCATTGCAAGTGGTTACGAATCAATCTGAGGCCGGAAAAGCAAACTCCCATGTCTATACGCGATATGTTGCGTTTTCAACACAATATTTTCCGACACGTACTAGTGGCGATCTCACGACATTAATTTCCGTCTGGGAAGCAACATTTAATGTTACAACCGGAGTCAGAACCTCAATTTTAGTCCATTATTTTTACGATGAGGGGACGACGCTCTATTTGTGCCGATGTCTATCGGAAAGATTCGATCTTGAATATACAAATTATGCTCATTATACCATTAACCTGAACTGGGAACAAGAACGAATAACGCGGGTGATTTAATGCTCACGAAAAGCCAGGCATTTATTGATTGCGAAGAAGCGGGGTATTTACCACATTTTTATTTTTACCTCAGTACGGATGTTGCCAGGCGTTGTTTTACTACAAAGGGGACTCCGGTATCACCAGGCGACACCGGCTATTATGACGGGAGTGGATATGTGGGTGATGGGGGAACGTATGGGGCAGAGGTGGGAATTGTACAAACCCGTTCGCTTTTATTGGCGTTACCGGTCGTCAACAAAACCGTCACCCAGGGAATGCGAGGGTTGATCACGGTCCTGTCTGCCTCGAAGGTAGGCTATTGTAATGCAACCTATGATAATAATTATCGTAACGAAGATGGCCAGTATTTTTTTTCATCTCTGCTTACAGGCCCTACGGTAGAATCGTTTTTGAACGGACAATTTGAGGTGAGAATGGGCTTTCAGGGGATTGAATATAATGATCAGTTATCATTATTTCGAGGAAAGATTATGGACTCTCCTTTACAAGGGCCTGTATTTGCTACGTCTGCTGATGCCGTTTCGGGGACACTATATGATAAATGGGAAGTCCCGCGATCCTCTCTCTATATAAACCCAGCCCAAAAGAACCAGACCATTCCTGTTGTTTTGGGGGATATGACTGAAAACGCCGCGATTGATGAGGATGGGGACGGAACAACCGATAAAGGACCAATTTCACTTGTTTGTATTGATACGGTTAATGATGTCTGGGCTATGGCCTGTCATGCTCTACTAACGGTAGGCAATGGACAAAATCTCTCCCTGTATGATGATGATGGATTGATCGATCCCGGTGATTACACTTATACAGCCTCAAACGATTATGAAAGCGTTGGACGCACAATTGCTTACGTCACATTTTCAATACCTCCGACAGGAACTGTAACCGGGGCGTATAAAGGTGCACCTGATGACGCCGGGGCGCTGATCACAAACCCAATCGAATGTGTGGAAAAATTGCTTGAAATTATGGATGAAGATGCTACGTTCGAGGCAACTACTTTTCAAGAAGCTAAAAATGAAGCCGATGAACAAGGATACACGTGTGCCGGTATTATCATTGCCAATAACTCCAAATCGTATTGGATCGGCAATATCCTGAGTAATTTCATTGGTTCTTGGTTTATTAATGAGCAGGATGAAATCGTCATTCAGCTTGATACTGGCAGCGAGAATTTTTTGGCGGTCTCCGGCGAGCTTAAGGAGTCACTCCTGAAATCTCCCCTAAAATATACCCCTAGCGTAGATAATCTTGTCACACGGCCTGTCATCGATTACGCTATTAGCTATTCTAAAATTGATCGACGGTTCAAAAATGACTCGAATGCGAGTTATTTAGAAACGTACTCCAATACTGATGAGGCGGAGGATCTCGCAAAACCATTAGCTTTTGACTGGACCCGTAATGCCGACACAGTGGAAACCGTTGCAGATCGTATTGAAGCGCTGTATGGTTCCGGTCTGAAGCTGTATCAAGGTGTTCGAACAAAGGATTTTAGCCTCATTAACTGGGAGCCTGGCGACTACTTTTCGTTTGGAACAGAGCGGCAATATGACGATGATGGCAACGCCCTTAAGGGACAGGTCGGACGGGTGCTCAATATTACATTTGATCTCAAAAGCCGTGAAATTACACTCGACTTTTATGATACTGGCAATTATCTCCTGGCCGAACCTGACTATTACGATGGGCGTGGTTGGGTCGGCGACGGCCTGACCTATGGAGGCGAGAGAGCATCATGAAAAATAATATACAAACTGACGAAATTGAGAGTGCTGAATAATGGCGACCCCTATAACCACACACTATAAAAATGATAGGCGCTATGGGCATAATGATCCGAATACGGATACGTTTAATCGCTTCTGTAAGTATGTGTGGGGCAATTTCACGAACTACAATACGGAATATGGAAGCGGTACAGGGGAACATGATGCCGATGGGGATCACATGGCAGACTTGCTAGCGCTTTTTGCGAAGTGTGAGGCGGTCACATGGACAGGCAATAGTGCTGATGATCGTGATGTTTCGTTATCAGATGGGGATTTAGATGTCAAATTTGTTCAAGTATGGGAAGCGGCGACAGCGGGGACGTGGTGGAAAAGTGAGGATATGGCAGGAGACACCACCATTGATAGCCCGACCGTCTCTAGTAGTGCTGATTATATTCAGAGTGTTGGCACGGGAACACTTCAAGTGGGTACAAGCCTAAACGTGGGAAGTCGTGACTATTATGCAATTGTGTATGGGATTTAAAATATGGCAACACCAAATTGGTTAAACGGGCCGGGGCAGATTGAGCGAGTAGTCGGCGAAGGGCATCCGCTCTACGAAAACACGAAAGATCGGTGTGGACAGACCATCCAGGCTATGATTGAGGAGGAACATAGTGAAGATGGGGTTCATGATGCCCGCAACACAGGGCTTTCGATGGAAATTGACACCTTTTCTGGGAATGGCGCAGCCCGAACGATTAGCTTGTCTAATGCTGGACTCACCCCGAAAAAAATTTTTGTGTGGGAAATGACCCCTGGCACTGACTTTTGTACCAATGGTGAGTTTAGCAGTGATACAACCGGATGGACTGCCGTCAATTGTACTCTAGCAAGTGTAGCAGGGGGACAAAGCGGAAATTGTTTGCAAATTACGCAGACAGGAGGAGTAAATCAAACAGCTTATCAGTCTGTAACAACACTCGTAACCGGCCGGACATATCGTTTGTCAGGATACGTTAAAAGTGGAACATCGGGAAACGAAGCATTTATCATCCAGGTTACTGGAGCAGGACTAACCCTTCAACTTACAGGAACATCGTCTGGCTCCTGGGTACAGTATTCAGGAACTGCTATTGCAACCGGCTCAACAACAGAGATTGATCTTATCAAAAATACAGCAACGGCAGGAACGATGCTTTTTGATACGATAGTCCTTGAAGAAGTTGGCGGTTCTGACATTACCCGTATTGATGAGATGACCTCAGATAAGGCTCAATCCTATCGCTATCAATCCGCAGCCTGGGAAATAGACTTAATTGATAATGAGCAAGCCGGATCGTTTGATGTTGGTGATACCTATATCAATACCAACGGAGAAACGAATTATTATTGTGTGTTGGGAATTGATACAGATACTGTACCTGTAGGTGATACCGGGGCTGGCAGCGATCCGGACTGGATTACAAGCTCCGTGCTCAATCGTATTATCGCAGATAATAGCGCGGTGGTCTCTGTTGATAATATCGCCAACAATGTTGAGAGTCAAATTTGGACACAATTTGTCGAAGAGCATACAGTAGATGGGGCACATTCTGTGACCTTGCAGCATGTCCGTATTGAGACGATTGACTGGGCTGGGAATGATGCGGATGATCGGACAATCTCATGTAGTATAGATGATTTAGATATTATGCTGATTGAGATCTATGAAGACGGGTCACCAGTAGCATTCAAGTCAAGTGATATGGCGGGCGATACCGCGAAACGAGAAAATATCGCGGCCTTTGCGGCAAATTATATTCAGGATATTACAACAACCAATGGGGAATTTGAAGTAGGCACTGGGCTTAATGCCTCTGGCAATACCTATGTTGCCTATATAATAGGAGTGTGATAGTATGGCGATAGCATTAGTGAGAATTAAAGACAATCGAGTGATGAACATTCGAGAGGGGTCAGACTGGCGAAAAGCGCTGTTTGACGCCCGTAAAAAAATCACGAAATACCAGCAGTTACAGGCGTGGCAAAAAGAACTTGAAGAAACTCCAGAGAAGAACGTGACACGAAGGAAAGACCTCCAGCGTGGCATTGATGGATTGCAGGCATCATGGGATCGATGGATTCATAAACGAAAAGAGATCTGTGCAAAGCGATATGGTGGAGTGCCTGCTGATTATAGTACGGTTGATGTGCCTCAAGACGATTATCGGGCGTTTGCGCAGGCTCGCTACGTTGAATATGACGGGGAAAACTTGACATACGATGTGAGACCCCTATATTATATAGAAGGGAGTAAGATTACCTGTACGAGTGGGTGGGTTAAGGAGAATGAATGCCTGCTTGAAGATGATGAAACTGATTTCTCAGCGCTCAATCTTGAAGAACCCATGTATTTTCAGCTATGGTTTGCGCAGAACAAGGCTACGCAAGAAATTAGCGTGCAATTATTGGTGAGATCTGAGGATCAGGACTTCTCGAATTTCCCCGAAAACCTTACAAGATTATGGCGAGAGCCTATCTGTGAAGGTCGGGTCAACATAGATCACACCATTACATTGGGGAGGTTTTAATATGCCATTTCCAGCAGATGCAATTAAAGGAAAAGCAGATATAAGGCGAAAACGCGAAAAAGAGCGCAGGCTCGCCGAACAAGAGTTTTCAACTCTCCCAAATTGGATGTTTTGGGATAAAGTGCAAATGGATACTTATATTGATGAGAACGTCAACAATCTTGCAGAGGCAAAAGTTGTATTAAAAGCATTAGGAAACTTTGTGAGAATTGTTGTCCGGTATCTCGAACGTTATGAGGAGCGTGAATAATGGCAAAAAAAGAGAGAAAACCAGCTGCAAAGCTTGAAAATATTCGGAAATTCGTCTATGAACATAAAGACGGGAAAGAAGAAGTCTTTGCGTCTTCACAAATCGAGGCAAAGATTCAAATAGAAGACATTCTTGCTCAAAAAGGAATGTCCTGGAAACGAGACAAGAAAGACTTTTATGAGGTAAGGATATGAATCAAAAACAGTATCTAGTTATAGCGATTGTGGGATTGCTTGTGGGATTACTCATGTCGGGTGGATTGCTTGCGTATATTGCCTATGATAGCGCAGTCTCTCAATTCCTCTCAAAATCACGCAGCCCACAGTCTAGTACGGATTCATTTGCTCAAATGCTCAATAAATCATTTGATGCAACAAATGGACTTTTTCAGGCAAAGTCTATTAGTAGAGGTGATTTTTCGCCACAGTCAAACAATCTCTCCCCTGCTCAAATGTTCGCGTTATCATTTGACGCAACTGATGGGCTTTGGCAGATTGGGCTTGATACTGCCTCATCTGATATTCCATTCGTTAACACGACATCGTTAGCTGATAGAGATTTGTTATATTATAGTAGCACGGGAGAGGAATGGATCAATACGCAGGGGGTTATCGGAATCGGAGCAAACACGGCGGCTAGTCCATCATTGGCATGGGGTGGAAACACGGGATTTTACGAAGTAGTAGACGGGGTTGTTTACTTCTCGGTGAATGGCACGGCTCGTATCCAGCTTGGAAGTACGTTTGGGGGTATTACTGCACGTTCCCCGGTTTTGTGGGACAATGCCGGATCAGCGGCTAATGCGTCACTATTTTTCGCAGGTGACGGCAATACTGGCCTTTACAGCCCTGAAGCAGATCACGTTGCAGTAACGACCGGAGGGACGCAACGGATACTTATTGAGAGTACGGGAGAGGCTAAATTTTTATTTGGGCTTGTTCCAGCATCAAAAACAGCAGATCCGTGTGGGTCAGGTTTCCCTGAATCCACCCTGTTTTGGAACTCAACCGGGAAATTTTTGTGTGTATGTGACGGGACAAATGATGTACAAGTCAGCGATGGAACAACAGCGTGTTTTTAAGGAGAAAATATATGAAACGAGTACTTTTTTTAGCGTGTTTACTGTTAGTTAGTCTAGCCGTTCATGCGGAAGTAACTGAAACGTATACTGTGTTGAATCCTGGCGATCCTTATCTTGATTGGGTTATCAGGATTAATCGAACAACTATTGAAGATATTGATAGTCCAATACGTGATTTGCAGCAGTTGCACAATGAAAGCAAGCAAAATGCACTGGATATGGTAGCAGCCTACAACAATTTGTTGGAACAATTGAACAGCATTATTGATGAGGTGGGACTACCACAAGGGTGGAAAAAAGAATATATCGTTATTACCTACTCATCAACAAAGCCATAAACGTATAATAATAATAAAGTGAGGTGATTGTATGGATTTACAGCAGTTACTCAAGAATGGTGAAAAAGTGGGGAACGTAATCGCGGCTATCATGAGTGATGAAACCGCGCAGGACGCGAAAGACCTACGTGACGTGATTAAACAGGCGATCCGGATTGTTCTTGACCTATTACGTGAGCCAATGAACGCCACACGTGATATAGACGAACTAACCGAACGAGCAAGAACAGAACTCGAAAACCTGTAAAGAAAAGACGAAGAATAGGAGTAATTTTAAAGGGCCTGTTGTTGACAGAATAGCAGGTCCCCTTTTGACATGGAACAGGAAGGTCTCACAGAGCTAATTACCCTTGCCCAAAAACTGGGCGTCGGAGGGATTCTAGGTAATTTATTGATTATCATTATTACGCTTGTTGCATTGAAGCGGTTTGTCTTCAATGGGCTCGGATCAGGACTGGCATCACTGCTGAATATTGTTTCAGATGCCGCTAAAACCGTTATGAAAATTGAAGCGGCCCGAATTGAGGCAAACCTAAAAACCGCAAATGCCCTTGAAAACCTAGCAATCCAGGTCAAGAATGTACTGGCCTTACTTCGTGAGGATCGACAACTCATGCAAGAGCATCATAAGACCACGGAAGAAATGTATTCCCACATTGCCAAACGCAAGAGCGATTTTTTTCACCTCGACACAAACACCGCAAATCAAAAAACATAGGCGAGCAAGCGGTTTAATACAATCCCAATAAGACAGCATAGAACTGTTATTATGAATGTTGCCCAAAAAACCCCAACCTTGTCTATTAATTGTTCTAGGTAATCTCTTATTTTACCTGATAGGTTCATAATTTTTCTTCAACTTTTTTGTGAGTGTATGGTATTTTTGTAACACTTCATTGATTTGGAGGTCACTCCCGCTTGTGTAGCGCTCTCCCATCTGTTTATAAAGCGTGATCGCCTCAATCACAGCCACGGCAATCAAGAGCACACGACGATTATATTTCAAGGAGGATTCCCCCTGCTCACGTGGGCACACTAATGATACGGCAATAAGCAACCGACATAAATTCATATCATCTAGTGTACACTATTCTATCTTATCTGTCAATCTCTAAAAATTTCTGCTTGACATTTTTTGCATTATAATATATTATAATACTACTATGGAATTCTACGAATTATGCACAGTGTTACAGGCTAGCTCAAAGCAATGCCTTGGGGTATTAGTGCCTCATTATTTTCAATGGTCTCTTGTGGGGGCGTTTCGGCAATATCTACAAGGAATGCTTGTCATTCCTATAGCCTGCGACATGGCCCCTAGTGAGATAATTGAAGTTATTCAACTGCATCATGCCTATTTTCCAAAAACTACGATGGTGTTGCTGTATGATAAATCTCCTGAATACTTTGAACAACTAGGAATCGAAAAGGAATATATACTGTGCAAATCATTGATATAACTAAGGAAGAGATGGCGCATTTACTAGTTGCTGTTAGAATGCTTCAGCGGCATGTGGGGCTGGGAATAAAAGAACGGAATCATCTAAAAGAAATATTCTGGCAGTTAGAGAATGTTGATGTCTTCTCGTTTGAGCGATGCAATGAATTATACAATAAACTATATCATAAACGAGAGGAAGTATAACAAACGCATGGAATCATTGATATAGGAAAACTTGAATAGATATAAATATGCCAGAAAGAATTCAACGTAAGCGTTCAAAGGGTTGGACAATGCCAGAAAACACAATTTATGTTGGCCGGCCAACTATGTGGGGGAATCCCTTCAAATTCACGGATATTGAGAAATGTTATTCTGATGAAGAACGGCGTCAATATGCTGTTGATGATTACGCAGAATGGCTTGAACACGGTTTTCCGCAGGCAGAGCATTGCCGTGGATTTGATGAGCAACGAAAGTATATTTTAGAGCATGTGCATGAGTTGAAAGGGAAGAATCTTGCGTGCTGGTGTCCGCTCGATAAACCTTGTCATGCGGATGTCTTGTTGAATCTTGCTAACAATGGCGTGAACGGCAACTAAAACCCGCCGCGAGAGTAGGGACAATTATGAGAGCAAAAACAATACATCTACCAGAAGTTTTGATTGAAGAGGCACAGCGCCTCCATAAAGAGCATAAAGAGCAAATTAGGGCAGATCGAAAAGCAAAGCACATGCCTGGGCCAGATGGTGAGAATCATATTCTGAGAATGGCGATTGAACTCGGAATGCCATTAGTATCAATTGCCATAGAAGGCTGGAAAGCTGAATAATGAAAGCTAAAGAAAGATTAAAAGCCCTTATTCAAAAAGAAACTAGGGGCCTCAACAGGCTTCTTGAGGAGGTCGTTGCTGACAAAAAGGAGTTACCAGAACTTCGTCAAAAGAATGCCTATCTTGAGGGGCTTCGGGAGGCCCTGAAGCTAATGGAGGAAGAAGATTATGCACGCGAAACCACAGAAAATTGCTGACTTACAGCGCATCTTGTCTAAGATGTTGTTAGCTGCTGATGTCGCTAATGGGGATAAAGTCACATACATTGATAAGATGTTTGATTATCCAAAAAGTCACGAATTTCTCGAAATTCAAGACCGGCTTAAAGAGATTAAACAGGATCTGAATTATGGCCGGTTACGCTACCCTAAGAAGGAAAAATGAAATATAGGATTATACATCTTATTGCTATTAAACGATTTGATGTTGAAAAAAAATTGTTTTTGAGGAAATGGAAATTCATAAGCGGTTATGATTCTGCTGACGAAGCTATTCAACATATTGAACGATTTTCCAAGAAGCCTTTTAAGGTCATGCAACCCTATAGGGCATAGAATATCAGGTGGGGGTTGTTGTATTCGTAGGTTCTCTCAACAAGCCTACCAAGAGATACGGGTTGTACGCTCTCCCCACCTGATTGCTTTTAGGAGAATTTGATTCCGATGAAAATTTTCACAGGTTTAGACGGCAAGATTACCGTCTAAATACTGTTATACTTCCTCTACAAGGAGAATGTATGACAAAACATCCTGTTCAACCCCTTGAAAAAGATTCACATGGAGTATTGCGTTTCAAAGAAAATAAGATTGTCCGGTTTTTGTTAGATGCTGGCCCTTTCAACTTGAATCAAATTGCATCGATGCCTTTTGATAATGAAGATCGTGAACAATTAGCGCAACTCATCGGATACTCATTATCGGGCTTTGGCGAGTTGAGTTATGTCTCTGACGAAACTTACAACAAGGCAGAAGCGCAGCTTAACGGCAGCGCAACAGAATAAACGCTTGGAGAAAGATTATGTGTAAAATTGACGACTTTCAAGAGCTTAAACAATATCTCCCTATGAAAGATGATTGCTGGCAAGAAACCGAAAATATCTGTCTAGATAAAATACAATTCTACATCAAACGCTTGAGAATTCAAGAACTTAGCCCACAAGAGCACCTTCTTTTAGACATGCTCGAACAAGTCTGTGGGGCGTATCATGCCTGCAAAGAATGGGCATACAAACCAACAGATTTTTAATATTTTTTCCTTGACAATATATATGTGTATATAGTAATGTCTTGGGGTGAGGTAAATATTATGGATATAAAATACAAACCTATATGGATAGATCCCCAGCTACAGCCAAAACTTAAGGCTCATTGTGCTAGACATAATATTAGCATGAAGACTTTTGTAGAGTCGCTTATCATGCAGCATATAAAAGATGATGCTTCACGCAATTATAGCCAAAAATCTAAAACGTATTCTCTCACTGCTGAATAGGAAACATCTATGCAAGATCCGTCAGGTAATGAACTTTACAACTGGTCGGAAAAGGGATACTTTGGGGTGCGAAGCAGCTTTTTTGAACAGGGGTATATTGCATTTTTTGGACTCTATACAAGCATGATCTATCTCTGTATTCTTGGCCATACACATCATTATAAGGGGTATGCAGATCTATCACTGGCAGAGATTTCTAGAATAACCGGGATTACTGGAAAAAACTGCATTCGTCACAGCATTCAACATCTCCAGCAGTGTCGGTTTATCTCATGTGATGTGAAACAAGGCAGAAAAACCCGGTTTTATCCACTCCATTGGTCGCTTTGGAAACAGCGAGTAAAAAAAATCACCCTTAAAAAACGACCAGCAAAATTACGAAAACCCAAACCCATACAAGAGGCGCTATCAATACAGTGTAATCCCCCTCTGTCAGAGCAAGAGAGACGAAACATGTTGCTACAACAAGGAGAACAGTTAAAGCGAGGCCAACTGTATCTCCAGGATACACAGTTGTAATTTAACTGTATCTCCAGGATACACAGTTGCATGTGTCTTATTTACGGGTAAGTCGAGGCCAACTGTATCTCCAGGATACACAGTTGAGTGGTTGAAAAACAGCAAAAATGATACTTGGAATTAATAGATATAGTGTAAAAGGAAGGGTAACTGTATCTCCAGGATACACAAACTGTATCTCCAGGATACACAGTTGAAACGTGAAAATGAAAATGGGTTTACCTCTGAGACTAGGGAAGTCAGGAGATTTATTACAAGTTCCTTCCTATAAAGAGAATTAACGATCTTAATATATGTGTATGTCCTGTAACTCATAAGTTGCTATACAAGATAGAGCCGTCGCGAAATTGGGGCATATATATACAAAGATCACAACAACAAGGAGAATTTATGACCTTACGCGATCTCGTGAAACCATTACAGGGGCATCCGTTCTTTGATGCACATCCAATGTCTCCGGGGGAGATCCTCTCAGAATTGAAACGGTGTGCTGTGAAAACGCAAGCCTCAACCGGGGAGCTCTTGTACGCCATTCAGGTGATGTGCCGCAACCCCAAACGTTACCCGGACCCCTTTTATACGCTCAAAGAGGACTGGCAATTCATGAGCGGTCAATGTGTCATTCAGGATCACAGGCGTAAAGAGCAAGCAGAAGTGAGCGGGTATCATGATTCAGAAGCAGTCCGGCAAGCCCTTCGCTGGTATCGTGGATTGTCTGGCCAGGACCAGCACAGTCTTTTAGCTCGGATTGAGGCCCGAATGAAACAGATCTTCTGCAATCAGGCAGAGAAAGCCTATCTCTGGGCCGATCCGCTATCAAGCTTACTTGGGAAACAGCTATTAGCCTGGTGGCATCGCTACTATACAGATGTGCCTTATCGGGAACGCCATCACGCCTATTATCAACACTTGTAAACATGGACATGTGAAGAATATCAGGAGGGTATTCTTGATGACAGATCGCAAATTTTGCCAGTATCGGGGTACGGTATTTTTTGGGCAACATTTTTGTAAGCATCCTCAACGGAGTATTTTTTATTGCCAACAATCAACATGCCCACTAATAGGGCAAAAGGAGAAAACTATGACGGAATCACAACAATTAGCACTCAAGATTGATGAATTTGTAGAAAACCATTGCAAAGCCCTCCTCCCTGACACTAAATATGGGTTTTCAGAGGGAGTCTATTGGTGTGTGGGACAACTCATGTCTCGAAATGACCTGACGCAGGGTGAAGCCTTAGAGATGCTAGGGATTACTAAGCAAGAGGAGGGAAATCTATCCTCACACATAACGTAGCTGGCTCACTCGCTGCCGTGTTTTTTTGTGATGGGGTAAGTGATGGGATAGGTTTCTTTTAAAAAATCGCTTAAAACGGCTAGAATTTCGTTGCGTATGCAACTATCAAACACAAAATGATCCAGAATCGTAAGCAACAAACATTATTCCCACAAGTTATCCGATCTATTGGATATGATCAAATTGGGATTCTTGAGGATATTATGGCGCTCTATTGTCCCCAGGGGTTTGAGTGTGATCCAACGTATTCTAAGGGATATTTTTACCGCTCGACCGTGCCTAAACCCTTATATGCGTTTGATTTGGTCCCTCAGCAACGAGGGGTCGTTTGTGCTGATGCTAAACACCTGCCCTTGCCGGCAAGTTGTGTGTCGAGCCTAATTCTTGATCCGCCGTTTTTGCCAAATAAATCAGGAACAAAAGGGATTATGCGGACACGTTTTTCTGGTTTAGGTGACATATCTTGTTTTAATGGAAATATGGCAGCCCTTTATAGTGAATATAGCCAAATGCTTTATGAGGCGTACCGTGTATTGCGAGATGCCGGCATTTTAGTCTTTAAATGTCAGGATTATACATCATTTGATTTTTATCCAACACATATCAAGGTATACGATTTTGCAATAGAGGCCGGTTTTCAGGCAGTTGATTTGTTTATTCTTTTATCCAAAAACAGACCAATACGAACGGATTTGCATCAGCGCCATGCTCGAAAATTCCACTCGTATCTCTGGGTCTTTCAAAAATAAAGCCGGAATATCGAAGTATTGGTAACGAATTATGAACCGCAACGACAACAACTGTCATTATATTGAGCAGAAGAAGCAATGTGACCGGTGTGGGGCCTGGATACGTGGGAAGGATCTACAGGACTTGCATGAGGCGATTATCACCCATGTCCAAAGTGGTGAGTGTGATCGGCGCGTGCAAGCCCTTAATCAATGCAAACAAGGGAAAAACTTATGATTTTGGACGTATGTTGCGGACCTAAGCACATGTGGTTTGACAAAAACCACCCTAACGCTATCTATGGCGATATTCGTCAAGAAACACACACATATCATAGTGATAAATGGGGGGATCAAACTTGGACGATTGATCCAGATATTCTTTATAATTTTATGGCTCTGCCCTTTCAAAATAACGTATTTAGCTTGATTGTGTTTGATCCGCCTCACCTCCAACGACTTGGAGAAACGTCGTTCATGGCGAAAAAATACGGACGCTTAACGCTTGGGTGGGAAGAGCAGATCCATGCAGGGTTTAAGGAGTGTTTCCGAGTATTGAAGCCAGCAGGAACCTTGATTTTTAAATGGAATGAGACGGATTTTAGTGTCAAGAAAATTATAGAAGTATTAGGACACCAACCGTTATTTGGGAATCATTCAGGGAAATTTTTAAAATCCCACTGGTTAGCATTTATCAAGGAGGATTGACAAACAAACAGCGTGCCAACCACAAAGAATAAACGTGTATTTGATTAACAAGAGATAGATGTTATGATAGAATTGATTAACTCAAAATATATTGAATGGTATCAGGAAGAGGTGACACAACCTGAAATTATCGAAGTAACAGGCAATAGCTATACGTTTATTGGTACAGGACATGATGAAATCTCATTACCCTGTGTAGAAAATGCGGTTGTTGGGCCTCAGAAAAAAGTGAAAATTTGGAATCAGCGTATTAAGCCAGAATATCAGCACTTGCCATTAATTGATTTATTGAGATGAGGCAGCGTAACGGGTTCGAGTCCCGTCTCTTGGAGACTTCTTCTATTGATTTCTGATAGCAGGTATACATGTTGCCAGGAATACGAAAAAGCGTCAGTTCGAGTCTGAAGACCGGCGTCTATCGCTGTCTCAAAGACCAATTTCATAAGCACTTAGAGAGAAAATTTAAATTAAAATTAAATTTTTGTGCAATTCGCTTGACAAGGATGATGGAATATATTATATTATATTCATACGCTGACAGGCGGGCATAGACCGCGGGCACAATCAACAACGTGCCGCAGTGATGATTATGACCCCCTGAACGGCATGAGAGCAAGTCGAGTTCACTATTAGGAGAATCTTATCTTAATCTTATCTTATGGAAAAACGAATATTTGTTCCAATTGTTCATGAGAAATTAATAAAGGAATGGAGTATCTGTGATGAGCATGGATGGAGAACGGTTGAATTGTGGTGTCAATGGACTGCTTACAATGATGAATCGTTTATTCTTATTGCACACGATAAGGACATGCACGAGATTGCTACTAATCTCTACTAATAATCAGGGAGAAATGAAATCTTCTCTGATGATCAATTTCTCCCCTTCCCAGGAGGAAGATATGATGATTAAGTACAATGTCCGCAATAAAGAACGCCTCCTTGACGAACATGAAGCAGACTTTGTTGCACAGATGAAAGTACAAGATCTGGAAAGTCGCCATATCCGAGAGATGAACCGTTGGGATCTTTACCACTTCATTGATAGCGCGGCATGGCACAATATGACCGAAGAGTTCAAGGAGTATGTATTGTATCCGCTCGGAGCAGCTGAAAATGATACGGATTACACTGTCAACCACACAAGAAATTATGTTGCCGATATGATGGAAGAGTTTGACAGCCACGACACCGACAACCAGAGCGTAGAGAGACCGGAATGGGAAGTTGAGGCGAACCGATTAGAAGAGTCTCGCAAAATGGCGATTTTGCAGGCTATTGGCAGTTGGCATAAAAAACACACAATGGTGAGAGCGTAAAAGTAATCTTGGATAGGAGATAGGAGGAAGGCGGCGCGTAATGGAATGTCCAGCTATTCAGAGCCTATTCCTCACAGGACACTATCTCCTATCCATTTTCAGCAAGGAGTAAAATTGTATGGAATTTGAAAGTTTAAAGGCCGCATTAAAAAAGAACACAGGGAATAGCCCGGAAACCGTGTTAATTCCTGTCACGTTGGTACGAAGTAAGGATGGATCTAATATCCGAGGCTATGTCCAGTGTCAGGTTAGCTCGCCAGATGAGGCGATGGAGAAAATTATTGAATTGCAAGAGGCTGGGTGGGATGTATACGTGTATGAGCCCTATGCCTACAAGAAAAACAAATTTAATAAATTTTCCAGGGAGTAAAGTCTATGACACAAGAAGAGCTAATTCGACAGTTGTTACATGGGGCGTCCACACGCCCCGGCAAAGATGTCTTTCTCGATATCGAAACCTATAGGGGTGACGACGCTCAACTTGAGCAAGAAATGGCGATTGAATTTCAGAAGGAAGAGGCAGAGACGCAAGAGACGGAAGAAGCTGCTACCCTAGCACAAGAAGACATAGACGCTTATCACGAAAGATGCAAAGAGACCAACAAGAAACCCCTTAAAAAAGACGTGGCGGAATGGGAAAAAATTATAACCGATGCGAAAAAAGCTCGAAACAGGCTCATTGAAAAGCATAATACCTTCAGAGAAAAAGCGGCTTTAAAGGACTCTGCTCAAATTATTTCAGTGGCGATTGTCGCAAACGGAAAACGCATGGTTTTTTGTCAAATGCCTCTGAGTAACCGCGATATTGAGGAGTTATACGATCTTGATATTTTGACCTCCTCACCTAATAACGAACATGGTATGTTGTTGGAAGTTGCTAGCTATCTTGATAGTCTAGAACCGATTTCGAGGGTGTTTACCTGGGCAGGGTGGGGGTTTGATATTCCGAAGCTTCGGTTGAGGATGGGACACCATCGCGTTACGAAGCCAGAATGTCTCAAACATGGCTCTGAAACACAGTTTATTGATTTAATGTGGGAGTTTTCACGACGATATTCAAGTACAAAATCACAAGGCTTCTGCTCTCTACGGCATGGTTGCGCAATGCTGGGGCTTGACACCTCGAAACTAGGTGATGGTTCTGAGGTAGCCGATCTCTACGAATCTGGTCAATATGTGACGCTCTTGGCCTATAATGTGCTTGATTCGGTGGTCTTACAAGAAATGAAGAAGATTATGTTTGATCAGTGAGTCGATATGGAAAACGAGACAATTGCATCGTTAACCCAAGAAATTATTGAATTGCAGGACGAGCTTGCCTGGGGTGAACGGCAGCATCTCCCGGAGAAGTGCCTACAGCGAATACGAGACAAGCTGCTCTCCCAGCAGGCCCGTCTTGCAGAATATCAAGCTCAGTTGGAGATAGAATCATGAACGAAACAATCAAAGACGTATTTTGGGCAGCCATCACCACAATAGTTATGATAGCCTTGCTCTGGCTCTTGTGGGGATGTACGCCGTATTAAGGAGGAAAAATTATGGGATCTAGAGGACAAGTATGTATTAAAGAATCGCATAACAGTAATGGAGTATGGCTCTATACCCATTGGGGTGCAGATGAGCTTATTTTGACAGTACAACGAGCCTTAAAAAAGCAGTGGAGATGGGGAGATGACGAATATCTGGCACGAATTATCTTTGATGAAATGGTTGCTGGCGAGCATGGGGAAGAAACGGGTTTTGGTATAGGGCTTTCGCAACATGCAGATGTATGGCGAGTCATTGAGGTTGACTGCAAAACACAGCAGGTCACCATTAGAGATCATGGAGAAACACCACGATATTATCCATTTAAACAGTTTGTCGACATCTCTTTTAAGCTTTACGATGATGATGATGATGATGAGTAGAATAGGCTAATGGCAGGGGAAACACTCCCGGAAACCGGGCAAACCTCCCGGATACCGCCTCTGCCTCCATCCCTGGTTAGCAGGAAAGGGTAAACGCAAACAGAGAAGGGATAGCCCGCTTTCACTTTTTCACGGGCCGTTTCCCCTGCCAGAAAGGAAAAAATACAATGGGGAAAGGAATAAAACAAGTCAAAGGACGCAAGGCATTACAGGATCTCGCAAATTCCAGGGCAGAACACGGCCTCGTTGTGACCACTTATGAAAAAGCCTATGCATTGGGAATAACACGAAAATCATTTGACCAATTGTCACGGGCGGAAATTAGGCATATTGGACAATTAGATAGAGACGGTAAGCTTCCTGCTATATGGGGAGTCATTAAGAGGGATTGACATGACACATTTTCAAAGCGAAGCAGAGTTTGACGCATGGCTCAAGGCGAAGGGCCTGACACAAAAGATTGAAAAGGGTGAATCCGAGTATGAAGTTGAATTCCTCCCGGGTGCGAGAAAGCAGGATACCTATACTACAAAAATGAGAGGATCAACGCCCCTGCCTCAACCTCGTCACTCCTCTCGGAAGATTCCGAAGACAGAACGAATTTACATGAGACACCTTGACCTTCAGCAGCAAGCCGGGTTGATTGTGAGATACTGGCATGAGCCGTTAAAATTCATTCTGACACATGGTATTCCCGGCAAGGTCAATGAGATGTCATACAAGATTGACTTTCTTGTTCAGCTTCCATGGCATTTACGGTTTGTCGAAGTGAAAGCCAATAAACAGGCGGAGAAGGAAGATTCGTGGGTAAAGCTGAAAGCTGCCTGTGAAATGTTCCCATGTTTCGAGTTCGTCAAGGTCTACGTGAATACGAAGACAGGCGAACTCAAGGAGGAAATCTTAACATGAAAAAACGGCTTAGTGAAGATAAAAAATGGCAGGATTTTGACAAAAAGGTTCTTGGACCTTATGAACGTTGTGGCATCCGTGCATTAGATTTTCGGTCGGATGCCAATGTATTTGGCTACATGCAGATAAGATATATAGCCATTCAAGCCTTTAAGGCTGGAATGGAACTCAAGGAGGAAAAGAATCATGAACATTGATACACGATATATGGGAATGCAAGAGCGAACCGAGCATGAATTGAAAGAATGTCAAAAAAAAGTTCATGAGCTACAACAAGAGCTTGATCAGGCAAAGGATATGCTCAAAGAGGCATATATTATCATTTGCAGAGGGGTTGATCTGATGCCATCGTCTGAATTAGGGAAATGGCAAGGGATCCGGGCCTGGATTGAAGAAGTAGGAGAATATCTTGAGC